TTATTAGAATACCTTATAAAAACTTACACCAATAAAAATGATACAGTTTTAGATTTTACAATGGGTTCAGGAAGTACGGGTGTAGCTTGTAAAAATTTAAATAGAAATTTTATAGGTATTGAACTTGATACCGATTATTTTAACATAGCTAAAAAAAGAATAGACAGTATTTCATCACTAGATAATTTTATAAATTGAGGCACATACATGATTGACTTAGATACTATATTAGCAGAGTGGAAAGAAGACGCACAAATACCTAAAAATCAATTAGACGAAGCATCTCGTAAAACACCCGAGTTGCATCATAAGTATTTGTCCTATCTTTCTGCAATGAAACTCAGATTAAAAAGGTCAGAGTTTGAACAAAAGAATTTATTAAAAGATAAGTGGTTATACTACGAAGGTAAAATGTCGCAAGAAGATATTGAGTCTCGTGGTTGGAAACCTGACCCTTATGACGGTCTTGTTATCACAACAAAAGGTCAAAAAGAAAACTGGTATGATACTGACAAAGAGATACAAGACTCAGAACTTAAAATCCAATACCTTACTACATGTATAGATACATTAACAGAGATTGTTAACAATATCACATGGAGACATCAAACTATTGGTAATATGATAAGGTGGAGGCAGTTTGAAACTGGTATTTAATGCGACCCGCAAATACTATTCAAGTAGGTCTAAAAGACCATTCTATGATGTTGGTAGACTGCGAAGGTCATCAACTCAAAGAACTATCTGAATACTTTTCTTTTTTCGTTCCAGGCCATCGATATATGCCTGCATTCAAACGTAAAGTTTGGGACGGTAAAATTCGTTTATTTAATCAAATGACTCGTGAATTAAATGTAGGTCTATATCCACATTTGAAAAAGTTTGCATTGGATAGAATGTATCCCGTACAACTTGTAGACAATGACGAGTATGGACACCCAGAACTCCGAAATAAAGTTCAACATAAATCCCTTGTAAAATATCTTGACAGTTTAGATGCACCGTTTGAGATACGAGATTATCAGTACGATGCGATATCACATGGTATAGAAAACAAAAGATGTTTATTACTGTCCCCTACTGGAAGTGGTAAGTCGTTTATCATCTATAATCTATTACGTTGGTACTATGACAATCACGACAAGAACATGTTAATTATTGTTCCCACAACAAGTTTAGTAGAACAATTATATAAAGACTTTTATGAATATGGTTTTGATGTAGAGAATGAAGTACATCGTATCTACTCTGGAAAGGATAAAATTACAGATAAAAGAATTATTATTTCTACATGGCAATCTATCTATCGTCTTAAGTTTGATTGGTTTGAACAATTCGGTGCGGTCTTCGGAGACGAAGTACATTTGTTTAAGGCTAAGTCATTGACGGGTGTGATGAATAAATGTAAGAATGCAGAATATCGTTTTGGTACTACGGGTACACTGGACGGTACAGAAACAAATAAATTAGTATTAGAAGGATTGTTTGGACTAACACATAAAGTAATCGCAACCAAAGACTTACAAGTACGTGGTACACTTGCGGGTCTTGATATTAATGTTATACTTCTTCGATATCATAATGATGTATGTCATTTATTAAAAGGTAAGACTTATGCAGAAGAAGTAGATTATATTGTCCGACACGAAAAACGAAATAATTTTATTAAGAACTTAACATTAGATTTAAAAGGGAATACATTGGTATTGTTTCAATACGTAGAGAAACATGGTAAAGAGTTATTTGATATTATCAGAAAAGGTGCAGAGAAAGACCGAAAAGTATTTTATGTATCTGGAGAAGTAGATGCAAAAGACCGTGAACAAATACGTGGTATTGTAGAGTCACAAAAGAATTCAATCATTGTCGCATCATTAGGTACATTTAGTACTGGAATAAATATTAAGAACTTACATAACATTGTATTTGCAAGTCCGAGTAAAAGTCAGATAAAAGTATTACAATCTATCGGACGTGGGCTTAGACAATCAGATGACGGTAGTAATACTACACTCTATGATATTGCAGATGATTTACATGTAAAGGGACACAAGAACTTTACTTTGCGTCATTCTGGAGAAAGAATAAAGATATACGCAAAGGAACAGTTCCCGTATAAGATAATACCAGTTAATTTAAAATAGTATAAATAGTAGTATGGATAAAAGAATAGGTGACGTAAGACACTTCAAACTTGCATCAGGAGACGAAGTTATATGTGAAGTTATTGAATGGAATGACCCATACAGTGATGACGCAACTCGTCAAGAAGAAATCGTAATTAGGAAAGCAGTAAAAATGGTTTATGCAAAATCAACCACTGGTTTTCCGTTTTATACGATGCGTCCGTTTATGGTATATCAGGAAAGTGTTGCATGTATTATGTCATTAAATTCTTATCATGTTGTCAGTATGGCAAAACCACCCGAACATTTAATTTTACAGTGGGAAGAAGCATTATTAGATATGAATGCAAATTACGAAGATAGAATGCGTAGTTGGAAAGATGCGGAGTCAGCTATACGTGAAGGTAAGATACAAGAATACGTTGACGGATTAGTTGAAAAGACAAAAGAAGAAGTCGAAGAAGCCGCAGATAAATTAGGAAAGTTATTATTTTTCCCTACTCATGACCCAGATAAGGATAAATTACATTAAGTATTCAGCGGGGGGCGGAATGTAGCCAAGATTATATACGATGAAACAAGTTTTGTCAACAACTAATTTAATTATTGACTAAATATGTTTTATCAAGTATAATACAAAACAATTAAATATGGATATATTATGACAAATAAAGTAAAACCACAAGACAAACCACACTACGTAAACAACAAAGAGTTTTCTCTTGCGGTTGTAGACTATTGTAATAGATTACAGAAAGCACAGAAACAGAAGTCAAAGAAAATCCCAGTGATTGATGATTACATCGCAGAGTGTTTTCTAAAAATCGCAGAAGGATTATCACACAAATCTAATTTCATTCGATATACTTATCGTGAAGAAATGGTTATGGACGCAGTAGAGAATTGTTTGAAGGCAATCAAGAACTATGACATCGAGACTGCAACTAGAACTGGAACACCTAATGCATTCGCATACTTTACGCAAATCGCTTGGTATGCATTCTTACGTAGAATAGATAAAGAAAAGAAACAACAAGATATCAAACTAAAATACATGGCAAACATTGAGTATGATGATTTAGTTGATAACGATAATAGTACAGAACAATCAGATGAAGCTGGATTACATCTAGTAGACACTCTAAGACATAAGATTGATAACATTAAAAGTACAGACCGTTATTGGAAAGAAGTCGTGACCGAAGAGAAGAAGAAAAGAAAAAGACGTGCGGTCAATGTGGACTCAGACTTAAAAGATTTTATCAAATAATCTTAAAAACTTTATTTGTATATATAATACTGAATACTGAATACGTCCTTGCGGGCGGCTGTATATCTAAATATAGCAAAACAGTATTTAAAATACGTTCATCTTATTTTATACAAGACGGAAGTAGGCAATATGCCGAAGGAACGCTTTCTAACGGAGAGTGTGATGTATAAAGTCAAACACCAAAAACTAGGTAAAGTCGATGCATATATTGGAATTTTTATATTTTCAATTGCGTTGATTTTATTCTTGTCTTAAAAACAAGGGGGACTTCGTGTCCCCCTATGTTTAAAATACTAATGATAGTAGTATAATACTACAAAGACATAATGAAGGTATCATGAATATACCAGTGTTCCATTCCCATGGTTTAAACTCAGTATCAATACCAGACCATATCTTATCTAATCTACCACTTTTCATCAATTTGTCTAGTGTCTTCATATTGTATCATTTATGTGACAATTGTGTGTCACAAGTGTAAACTATTTATACAAATAGTAATTTACAAAAAAGGGAAGACATTTCTATCTTCCCTTTTGAGAGGTAATTGTAGACTTTCTCATTTCTACATTGAGTGTTCGGTAACTAACCCTAGTCTGATTACTCTTTAGTCGACTAGTGACTTTGAGTTTCTACTGAAATCTTCCTCGTTTAGTAAATCCTAAACCTTTATTATTTTCGTTTTCTCTTTTCTGTCTACGTATTGCTTTATCTTTCAATAGTCTACGTTTTTCTCTACGAGTCTGAAAGAACTCTCTGTCTTTCAAGTCTTGCATGATATTTGCATTCTTTACTTTCTTTTTAAAAGTACGTAATGCTCTATCTACATTACCTTCTCGTACATATACAGTTAGACCCGTATCTTTAGGGCCTGTATATTTTTTCTTAGGTTTTCTATCGAATGATTTTGGTTTCTGTATTCTTCGATTAAATTTTCTCATTGTCGTATTATACCGATACGAACAACAAATGTCAAGTTATATTTTTAATTGAACCGAAACTCCACACCCACATGAGGATACTTCGTTTGGATTTATGATTTTAAAGAACTCGTTAAGTCCTTCTCTTTGATAGTCTAAGGTAGAACCTTTG